GCAGTCAGAAAAGAAAGATGATGTTCTAGTTGCAGATCACATAACATACGTTGGTAATCATACAGAAGAATGTCATGGTGACGAATGTAAAGCGATTGATGGTGATAAAGTTGAAAATATTGAAGGTGACTATCATTTAGATATTACAGGTGATTGTCATATCTCTGTTGGTGGATCCTTTATGCTTAATGCTCAAGGTTGCCCTAAAATGGTAGATCCTAAAACTGGTGAAGTTACTAACGAAGAAGATATTAAGAAACACTCATTAACATTTGGTTCTGATGTTGATATGAGTATTACAGGTGCTTCATATAATTTCCAAGGTTCTGAATTTAATATTGGTGCGGTTACTACAAAAATTACTGGATCTAACTTTGAGGTCTCAAATACAACAACTAATATTGCAGGTGGTGAAATCATACTTACTGGTGATAACTCTATTGAAGTCAACACTCCATCTTTGACAGAACTTATCAACTTTCCTCCTCCTAAGATTCCTAAGGCAAAGAGTGGAATTCTTAGAAAGGTTGGTGGATCTATGGAAACTTATATGACACCAGGCGGATCTGCTGCTGATGCTATTCCTAGACATATTGTTATGAATAAAGCAGGATATGCTCTACATCAAAATGGTATATCATACACAAATATAGTTCTTGCGGGTGCACATAATACAATTACTAAAGCAGGTCCTGTATCAATCAATGCAACAGGTGGTCCTTACAGTTGCTTTACCTCTATGGCAGCGAATATCACTGCTACAGGAGTTGTTAACATAAAGGGGTTGTCAATTTACCTAAATTAGTGCTATACTATATGTGTATACGCGGATGCCATACTTGGTTTGGTGCAATGCACCTCCGCAGAACAACAGGAGACCCCATGCTTGATACGGAGGTAGAACATATCTTCATTAATTTATCTAAGAGATCTATTAAAATCTTAGATAAAGAAGGATACGACAAAACAATTGAATGGGAATGGAATGAAGATGGAGCAGATGACTTCACAGAAACTATTTCTTGCATTTGTGATTGTGTTGACACCGATTTGATTACTTATTGTTTTGCAGAAACAGAATGATCATTCCACATTACACACTCAATCCCAATATTACATTTCCAATTTCTGTCGCAGTGATTACTGTTTTTTTGGCAGGATACGGAATATATAAAGGGTTCTTTGCAAATCAAGGATTGACAGATCCTTGGGATGACCACGATGATTAAATAGTATTATGATTGGACCTATTGGTATTACTTTAGATCAAGCAGATGAAAATTTTCATTTCATCATGGATCTGACAGAGACACAACGTGTCTGTTGGAAAATTACTAAACCTGATGGTGCATCTGTTATGATCGTTCCTGTAAATGAAATCGCTCCTGTTCCTACTGAAATTCAAGATCAAGTAGAAGATTTCCGTAAAAAATTTATGGAGAAAGATGCGTCCTGAGACAAGAAAAGCAATGGAAATGTTGTATCATTGCAAATGGAACTTGCCAAAAGCAGCAAAACATGCTAATCTAACTAATAAGGAAATGAAGATTACTTTCAATGAATACTGTAACTTTCATGAAACTCCCGAACTGGCAACACCACTCAAAGAAAGAGAAGAAGAGGCACCTTAAACCTCAGGCACTTCGTGCTGCCAAAAAAAGATTAAAAGCATTACAAAAGAAATTGGGATGGGGGGAGTACAAAAGATCTGTACGTTAGAAACAGTGCCCCCTTTTAAAATATAAAAAATACCATGCCACTATTCTTAATCGTTTTGGGTGCATCATCAGTTGGTGCTGCTATTGCCCTTTATATACTTCGTAAGTACGATCCTCATCAATGAATATACATGTGAATACGGATCCTTTTCCATTTTTAATCATAGAGGATTTATACACTGAAGATGAATTAACATTAATATGGCAAGAATTAGATTACTATCAATCTAATTCATACATATTGAACGCAAATACTAATCCTTCATTATCAGAAGATGGAAAAGAAAGAACTAAAAAACAAGGAAACTTTGTAGATAATGTCTTTCAAAAGAGAGAATATTCTAATATTCTATGTCTTTCTAGAAAACTATTTCAACCTGGTTTGATAGTCAATAGTGATCATATTAAAGAATGGAAGTATCTACGACCTGATATTGATCACTCTTTACTTTCTTATTATGATGACGGTGCATATTATCTACCACATCATGACAATACTGTAGTCAGTATAATTTCATGGTTGTGGAAAGAACCTAAACGTTTTGAGGGTGGTGATTTTGTTTTTGAAGATTATAAATTGACGATTAAATGTAAACATAATAGTGCAGTAGCATTTCCTGGCACAACTTTACATGGGGTTACTCCTATCACTATGGAGGATCAATATAAAGATGAAGGTCTAGGTAGATATTCTTTATCACACTTTTTAAATTTTGTATAATGGCATACTTAGTTCATCCCTTACCTCCCAGAAAAGTCTGGGTCAAAAAAGAATATCTTTATGATCTAGAAAAAGGTCATGGAGAACTCACACCTGGCATTTGGATCTCAGTAAGAAGTATTCAAGCAAAGGCATTGTATTTTGAGACATTGCTAACTGATTATGGTGCACTCTTCGATAAGTTACCACTCAGTGCATTTGTATGGAAAGAAGATATTGATTGGGATGATCAGTTGCCACTAGATGTGTTAGAACTATGGGATTGTTTTGATTATAATATTACAGTTGTAGAAAAACCCATATTAGGTAGATGTCAGTTCTTTGGTAAGGATAAGAAGATGCATCCTGGCGAGTATGAGTTTACTATTGACACAGCACACCCTGACTTTTCTGTATTGGATACTAACTTCTCAGAACATGATCCAGAACATAAGACATTCAATGTTATTGCATTAGACAACGGACAGTTTGCAGCACAACCAAACAATAGATGTCAGTTTTATGATAATAGTTTAGTTGATAATGATAATATGAAACGACCTGACTTTAAGGTATGTACACAAAATTATGCTGTAGAAACTTTACCTAAATGGTGGTCTGTAGGACATACGGAAGAATGGGCATATCGGACAAAAGAAGAAACTGAAGACGATGAACATATAGACCTTACAGGAGGGTGAACTTCTTGTATAAATAACCTTGTAGCATAGTAAGTGTGATTATTCGTGGGAACCAGAAAGATTTCACAACTGGACACAATATCAGACTCTAACCTGTCGGGAGAAGCGATTCTTCCAGTGGTGGTGTCAGATCCGTTGATTCCAAATAGAAAAGCAAAAATTAATCAGTTATTCAAAGGACTAGCACAGGGCACAAAATCAGCACCTGGCTTATGTTTTGACTTGGATAGAGACAGTGGATTGTATCAAAATGCATACGATCAACTTGGCATTGCTTTTGGTGATGGAGGTTTCTACTGTACTCGTATTGATAATGGTAATAGTAGTACATCACTGTATATAACTGCAGTTGATGACGCAGCAAACAATACTGATATTGTTCTCGCACCGAAAGGTACGGGTGCTATTAAAGTTACGGGTAACTTTATTATATCTGACCAAACGTTTATTTTAGAAGACGCACAAGGTCCTAAAGCAAGATTTGAAGTAAGTAATGTTGGTACTGGTACTAACACTCGTATCTTTACTCTTCCTGCTATTACCTCTGGTAACGGAACTACTGTTGTTGGTTCTGATACTCAGCAGACTCTAACGAATAAAACTATTCTTATTGATGAGGATAATCTTGTTCTTGTTGATGGTACAGAAGAGGCAATCTTCCAAATCAACTGGGCAACTACTTCTAGTGCAAGACGTTCTTACTTCTTACCTGATGCAGGTACAGTAACAACTACTGCAGAACCTACCGCTACTGCATCAACACTTATTGATACTAAATCAGAACAGACTTTACTTACAAAGACTCTGGTTGATTTGAAGTTAGCAGCAAACGCTGAGACTGCAACTAACTATGCAATCTTCAACACATCTGCTCTAACTGCAAACAGAACCATTACGGTTCCTGATTTATCATTAACGTTAGTTGGTACTACCACTACTCAGACTATCTCAAACAAAAGTTATGAAGGACTACTTTTAGTTGACAATACTGACGCAACTAAAAAGATTTCGTTTAACGTTGCTAACGCAAACACATCAACTAATGAAATCTTCAGATTCCCTAATACAGATAATCTAAATAGAGGTGCAGACACATACAATATACTTGTATCAGAGAAGTCTGCAGGAGAGCTCTTTAATAAGACTCTTAACTCCCCAGTTATTAAAACTACTGGAAATACAGCAGGTCAAGTTACTTTATCAGCAGAAGGGATTTCAGGTCCTAGAACGATTAAGTTCCCTGACGCTGACGCTACATTATTATCTACTGAAAACGTAACACTAGATGATGTTACATTCGGTGCAGGTATTGGAGCAAACAACTTAACTGGTCTTACAAGACAACAACAATTCTTCTACTCTGGATTTTAATAAACAATGGCTAAACAAGGACTACTTGCTTCAGCAAAACCAAGCGGTGCTACCAATACGGTGCTTTATGAAGCACCTATCGATGCAACTGCAAGTACGGTTTTGTCTGTAACAGAGCAAGGCGGATCAGGAACTACATTCGACGTTGCTGTCAAAGACTACGATCAACATTTAGTTGTAGGTGCAAGTACATATAAACTTCATAAAGGAGACGTAGTAACAGGATATAGATTTGACTTAGGAACTGCAGTTGGTGCGGATCAAGGTTTACAGGCAAATCAGTTACTAACATCTGGTGACGGAGAAAAGACAGCAGTATTTGAATCATTTTATATTCCACCATTTACTGAGATTGTAGTGAAGAGTAAGGCAATCAGATCAGTAGCGGTAGAATCTGTGACTGGTACATTTGCTGTAGGTAATACTATTTCAAAAGGGTCAGGTGGTAATACATCTGTTGCAACCATTTTTGCTGTAGCATCTGGTTCTGGTGGATCAACTCTTTATATCGGACCTTCAACACTGAATGGTTCTGGATCTGAATTTGTTGCAGGTGACTCTATCACTGCATCTGGTGGTGCAACTGGTACAATATCATCTGGTGGTATGGGTACTGCTGCAAACGAGTTTACTTTTACAACGTCTGGTGGAACTGAAGATCTTTATCTAGGAACTTCATTAGCACTATTGGGAGATAGAACCTATCGTTTCAATGTAGCAGACTCAAGTATGAGTAGTTTGGTATTTAAACTTTCCGAAACTGTAAATGGTGAGTGGGGTCCTGACGGAACCGCAGGTAACTCTGATGATGGTACTGAGTATACCACAGGTAAGACCACTAACGGAACTGCAGGTTCTAGTGGTGCTTATATTCAATATGATCTTACTGCTAACTCAAGTTTACCTAACACCCTTTACTATTATGAAGGAACAACTGGAACTGCTGCTAACTCAAATTACGGAGGGTCAGACAGACTTATCGCTACATCAAGTTCATATAGTTATGACTCTATATTCGTATACAATGTTGTTGGGTCATGGCAAAACAGCAGTGACACATTTGCCTACAATGGAGTAACATACACTGTAACTGGTCAGACTGCAGGTGCGTATGGTTTTGTTCGTGATTATTCAAGTACAAACCTGTATATTATTAAAGGTGTTGGATCTGCTGATTTTACAACTAGTGATACATTCCTAGATGTACCTGCCATAAACACTGGCACAAGAACAGCAGTGACGGTTTCATCTATCACTACTGCAACTACAGCAGTAGAGACTAAGCATTATCTTCGTAAGGACAATACACTTGCACAAGATACAACAGAAGAAATCAAATCCCTTGTTATTGGACCAGGTCAAAGATTGATTGTTGAATGTGCTGCTGCAGAGGCATCCTTTGCACTAATCGGATTTGAAGATGCTTCATCCGAGTTCACACTTCGTACTTACGGACAGGCTGCTTCTGGTGGATCTGGATCTGGTGGAAGTTAACCCCCAATAAATACAAACAAAGCGGATAGGTAATGTCACTAACTAGACTAAAGAATATTATTACGTCCAGAACTGGACGTATCATATATGTTAACCCCGATGATTTCGATGCATCTGATGCCATTGATAACAGAGGTAACTCTGCTTTGCGACCATTTAAAAGTTTACAAAGAGCATTCTTAGAAGTAGCAAGATTTTCATATAGAGTTGGTTTAAGTAATGACGAGTTTGATGCTTTCAGTATCATGCTTTACCCTGCTGAATATCAAGTAGATAACAGACCAGGCGATGTATTATACACAAACGTTGCACCTATTGATGCAAACTCAAACCTAGACTTAACTTCTCCTAACAATGTTCTCTACAAATATAACTCTGTTGAGGGTGGCATTATTGTTCCAAGAGGTTGTTCACTTGTTGGAACTGATCTTAGAAGAACTAAGATTATACCTAAGTATGTTCCTTATCCTACTGTTTTTGCAGCAAAAGGTATTAACACAGAAGATCAGGTACCTCCTAGAACAGCAATCTTCAAAGTAACTGGTGGTACATATTTCTGGCAATTCTCATTCTTTGATGGTGCAGAAGAAGGTGTATACTATAAACCTGATAGTGTAGAGACACTTGCACCTAAGTTCTCTCATCATAGACTTACATGCTTTGAGTTTGCTGATGGTCTTAATCCATTATCAAAACTAATCACAGACGGAACTGTACCTAACCAAGACTACTCTGCTGTACCAAATATTTTAGAAAGAACAGACTTAGAAATATACTATCAAAAAATATCAAAAGCATTTGCAACCATACCTGATACATCTGGTGATCCATCTGCTGACCAAATACAGGCAAGGGTTGAGGAAAACAGGATCGTTGGTCCGATCTCTGATGAATATAGAGTTCTACAGATCACAAGAAACGGACAGACTGCAACAGCAGTCACAGTTGATGAGTTTGGTAACCCAAGAGATCATGGATTCTCTGTTGGTGTTAACATCAATATCAGTGGTGTAACTGGTTCATCAGGTGCTGCATCTGATGCTGACAAAGGATTATACAATGGTTCATTCACTGTTACATCTGCATCTGGTAACACATTTACTTACCAAATGTCAGGCACACCGACTGGTAACGCACTAGGTTCAAACATTACGGTGAAGACTGAGATTGATACTGTTGACTCTGCATCACCATACGCATTCAACCTATCACTAAGAAGTGTGTGGGGTATGAACGGTATGCACGCAAACGGTGCAAAAGCAACTGGTTTCAAATCAATGGTTGTGGCACAGTTCACTGGACTGTCACTACAGAAAGATGATAGAGCATTCGTAAGATATAATCAGTCAACTGGTAGTTATGATGTGGCGACTGCAGGGGACGGTGCACACTTAGATGGATTTGCTGAGTATAGAAAGGGATGGGGACATGAACATATCAAGTGTTCTAATGACTCATTCATACAGGCAGTTTCTGTGTTCGCTGTGGGATATCAAGGTCACTTCACTGCACTAAGCGGTGGTGATATGTCAATCACCAACTCTAACTCTAACTTTGGTAACACTGCTCTTAGATCAGCAGGATTCAAAGCAAAAGCATTTTCAAAAGATAAAGCGGGTACGATTACACATATCATTCCTCCAAAATCACTTAATACAATTTCAACAACTGCAACAGGAACTAATGGTTCTTTAACTATTACTCTTGCTAATGATGGATCAGTAAATGGTTTGATTCAAGGTATGACAATTTCTGGAACTAATATTGCTGTAGGTGCAACTGTTAGTTCTATTAACACAAATACTAGAGTAATCACACTTTCTGCTGCAAATACGGGAACTGTTAACGGGAACGTAATCTTTGGTGAAGAGACATCTGTTAACTGGGTGAACATTGATATTCAAAGAACTAAAGTAATTAACACTGCACTTTCTGGACAAGGTGGAACACCAGGCACAAGACTATACTTATATGGTTATACTGTTGAAGCGTCTCCTCCAACCAGTAGAGTTCAAGGTTTCACAGTTGGAGCAAGACAAGATGGAACTGGTGGTAGTGCAGTAGCAGACAAAATTAATTGTCTCTTAGTAGCACAAGGTGCATCTGCTGCAAGTGTTCAATCTGCAAGCATATCACCTTATGGTCCTAGTGTATCTGGTCTTGCTGCAGGAGCAACTGGATCTCCATTACAATATGATAGTAATACCTATACTATTAACGGTGTTGCAGGTTCAGTTGGTGGTTGGTATCTAAGTGTATCCTCTACTAGTAATAGTATTTACGAAGCGTTAGCAAATAATACACAATACAATACAGTTAGTTTCACTCCTACTACATTCCTTAAGAGAATTCCTGACCCAAGAGACTTACAAGATAGAACATATCGTGTACGTTATGTAATTGATAAGGACAAGACTAATCCACTACCTAGAGACCCTATCTCTGGTTTCGTATTACAACCTCTTAACAGTGATACTACAACATATAACTTACAACGTGCGTTCTATATTTACGATATTGAGACTGTTCAAAAGTTTGAAAGAGGTGTTACTGACGGAATATATTACTTGACATTACTATGCGGATCTATTGCACCTAGCACATCTAACTTTGATGATAGGAAGTTCTCACAGAATGTTAATGAAGTTTATCCTACATTCGATAGAGATAACCCAGTTGCCGACCCTGCTGCTGCAGTATCTGTTGCTGATAATGTTACTATTGGTCTTGTTAACGCTACTGACGGAGCAACCCCAACACCTGCACTTGACCCTAAGAGATCTATCACTAAAGAGGCAGTAATATTCTTACTGACTGATACTGGTTGGCAGAATCCAGGTTCAACTCCTGCATATGATTCAGTTAACGGACGTCTTGCAGGTATCGAACTGACTGCACGAGCAGGAGACGAAGAGACTCGTAAGATTAATATTCGACAAGATAACTCTGGAGTAGTCGCACCAATCAACGTTGAGTTTAGACGACACTCTATCCTAAGATCAGGTAACCATACGTTTGAATATCTTGGTTTTGGTCCAGGTAACTACTCAACTGCATTCCCTCAAACTCAGGTAGAAACATTATCACCTGAGCAGATTAGATTCTCACAGTCAATCAAAGAAGAAGCAGGAGTTGCTTTCTACTCAGGTCTTAACTCTAACGGTGACCTATTCATTGGTAACCAAGTTATCAACCCAGTTACAGGACAGGTTACTAACGAAGATATTGCACAGTTGAATGTTGTTGGTGAAGAGAACACAACCATTGAAACTTTCTCTGAATTAGTGCTGACTGATAAACTGACTGTTATTGGTGGTGCATCTAACGCACTTGAATCAATCTTTGCTGGTCCTGTCACATTCCAAGGACAGACTACATTTACAAATAACTTAACCGCTAAGAAGTTTACTTATAACAACCAAGACGGTACAGTTATCAAACAAACCTTACTAGCACCAGAAAATGCAAGTGGACTCCCCGATTTTAGTAATATCACAGGATACGATACGCCTGGTGATGGCGATATTGTTTATAACATCAATTGGTCACCTGGCAAGTCTCTTGGTTGGATTTATTACGGAGCTGCGTGGTATGAGTTTGGTCTCACGGATACTGGTCAAATCAATATTACTGATGACTCTGGTGTCACGAGGATTGGTATTGGTGTTGCTCCTGACAATAATTACAGGGCAAACATAAACGGTTCAGTAAGAATAGATGGAGACTTAGTTGTTACTGGAACTGGTTCTGTTAACTCAAGTAAATATATTACTAAATCATACACAGGTGATGGCACAACACTCACTTTTGCAGTTACAACTTACACTGGTGGTATTCAACATACTGATGATTCACTGTTAGTATTCTTAAATGGTGTGGCACAGATTGCGGGAGTTAATTACACAGTTGATACCAACGGAGCAAACGTTGTTTTCAGCGGAGGAGATGCACCATTATCTTCTGATGTAGTGCATATTCTTGAATTACCTATCTAAATACTAATGAGGATTGTAGCATAACATGGCAATTACAAAGATTAGTGGAAATCAGGTTTCCCAAAGCACAAGTGCAATCATTACTACTTTAAGTTTCGTAAGTACATCAGCTGCAGTATTCAGATTACCTTCAGGTACGACTGCAAACAGACCTACAGGTGTGTCTGTTGGAACTTTGCGTTTCAATACAACTTTAGACTCAGCAGAAATCTACAAGGCAGATGATGGAACGGGATCCGCAGGATGGTCACCCGTTGCAGGTGGTGGTCCTTCTCTTGGGACTGATAGTATTATTAGAACTAATCCTACAACTATCTCGGAAAATCTTACAGTCGGACCTTCGGCAGGAAGTGAGTTCGCCAACGGAATGAGTGCAGGTCCTATTACAGTTGCAAACGGTTATACAGTTACAGTAGAAACAGGTGGGTCATGGAGTGTAGTATAAATGAAACTCAACGTCCAAAACATCACTGGGTTGTTGGAGAACAGTTATAACGTAACTGTTCACAAAGATTCTGCAATAAGTTTTCAGACTGGAGCTCAGTTAACGATGGATACGTTATCAACCAGTCATATGATAGTTCCTTATGGAACTAATACAGAGTGGGATGCACAAGTAAGAGTTCACCAAAAGAGTTATGTGAACGGACAAATGAGGTGGAATTCTACAGATCAACAACTTCAAGTATATTATAATGGTTGGATGAATTTGATAACAGGTGCTGCTGTAGGAGAACTTGGAAGTCAAGATAATCCTGCTGTTGATGGAAATGCTCTCATGAGAGCAGGTAAAGCAAGTGGTATATATTGGATTCAACCATTCGGACAGAGTGCATATCAGATGTATGTTAATAATGATGATAATGGTGGTGGTTGGGTATTATGTGTTCACGCAAGAACATCAACTTGTCAAGAACATATGACTAATGGTGCTGTTCGTATTAGTGGCACGACTGGTCCTAGAACATCAGATACATCAACATCTAAGATGGCAGACTCATGGATTCAAGCATTACGCAATAGTTCTAGTTACACAGGTAATACTGCATATTGGATGCACGCACTAGACTTCGGTCCTAAAAATGTTTTTATTCAAAGTGAAGCGACTGTTGATCTACTAAGTAGTGCATCTAATGATAACCCTAGAACTAGAGTTTCTACTACATATCAAGGGGGTCTCTCTGACAGAGGACCTAACTCAGGAACTAGAGGTTTTGGAGATCACCATACTTCTGGTGGAACATACTTTGCGTATGGAAGACACCCTGAGCAAGGTAACAACTGCGGATTCAGATCCGATAGTAATGGTGCATCAAACGGATACTTATGGGTAAAATAAAATGAGCAGAGTAACTCTTGGAAAATTAGGTGGTATTGCACAAAGTCTTGGACAGGTATTCATACCCGCAGGAAATAATTTGATTGTTGACGGAGATATATTTCATCATAATGTTGTAGATGCAATGAAAATGCCTACAGGTACGACTGCACAAAGACCAGGTAGTCCAACTACAGGTGTAATAAGATTCAATACTGATCGTAATTTATTAGAAGTTTATAATGGTAGTGCATGGACAGATGTTGTTGGTCCTGATGTTGCTTCACAGTCTACACTAGGAACTCAAGAGAACCCTGCAATTAGTGGTATGGCACTTAAAAATGAGGATTTACCTTCTGGCACTTATTGGATTAAACCTACCTCAAGCACAAATAGTTACAACATGTATGTTGATAATGATCGTAATGGTGGTGGTTGGGTGTTATGTGTTCATGCTAGAACAAACACCTGTCAGGAACATATGACTAATAGTGCTGTTCGCATCAACAATAGTATAGGTCCTAGATTTGGTAATACAAACACATCTAAAGTTGAAGATTCATGGATGAACGCTATGGTAGGTGTATCTACATATACTGGTTCTACTAGATATTGGTTAGAAGCACATGGTTTTGATAATCCTGTAAAGAACATGTTTGTTGATAGTAGTGCTACTGTAGACTTAATCAGTTCTGCTAGTAATCAAAACGCAAGAACACGAGTCTCTACTTCATATGAAGGTAGTATCTCTGATAGAGGTCCTAACTCAGGAACTAGGGGTTTTGGAGATCATCACACCTCAGGTGGTACATATTTTGCTTATGGTAGACACCCAGAACAGGGTAATAATTGTGGATTTAGATCTGACAACTTGGGTGCATCAAACGGATACCTATGGGTAAAGTAACATGAGTACACTAAGAGTTAGCGAAATATACGGATCTACCGCAACTGATCGAAAGATCACGATGGAGAACAGTAACAACCTTGTTATTACTGGAACTTTATCACAGAATCGTTTGTCTAGATTCACACTGCCTATCGGACATACAGCACAAAGACCTAGTTCACCTCAAGCAGGTCATATGAGAATGAATCAAGATTTGGGTTACGTTGAAGTTTATAATGGTAGCACATGGTATAGAGTGAGTGGTGCTGTTGTTGGAGGTGCGGGAACTCAAGCAAATCCTGCAACCAATTCACAACAACTCGCAGGACTGTCTAGTGGTGTTTACTGGATTCAACCTGGTGGTCAAACAGCATATCAAATGTATGTTGATAACGCTAGATTTGGTGGTGGTTGGGTATTAGTGGCACATGTAAGAACATCTACATGTCAAGATCACATGACTAATAGTGCTGTTCGTATCTCTGGAACTACAGGTCCTAGAACAACAGACACATCTACATCTAAGATGTCGGACAGTTGGATCAATGCTCTTGTTAATGGTTCAGCATATACTGGTTCTACTAGATATTGGATGGAAGCAACTGGATTCAATAAAAATGTATTCATAGATTCTAATGCCACAGTTGATTTGTTAAGTTCTGCTAGTAATGAAAATGCCAGAACTAGAATTTCTACTACATATGAAGGAACTTTAGATGATAGAGGTCCTAACACAGGAACTAGAGGTTTCGGTGATCACCATACATCAGGTGGAACGTACTTCGCTTATGGTAGACACCCAGAACAAGGTAACAACTGCGGATTTAGAGAAGACACCAATGGTTCATCTAATGGTTACCTATGGGTAAAATGATAAATAAAACATACAGGATTTTTTAAAACATGTCTGAAATTAAAGTAGATAAAGTTAAAGGTAGACAGGCAGCAGCATCTGGTCCTGAAGTAACCTTTGATTCGACTGGAAATATATCTTTTGGAGGTAATATTGCATCTACTGGTGATGTAACTGCTGATGATGTCACCATTAACTCAGTATTACTCATTCCTCGATATACAACGAGTGCTTTACCCAGTAGTGGACAAACTATTGGTAGTATTGTTTATGATACTGATGATGGTGTGATGAAAGTTTGGGACGGAACAGAGTGGAGAAATGTTGGAAAGGGAGCAGGAATAACAGGTAGCGGAGGTTCAGTTTCTACATCAGGTAATTATACTGTACATACATTTACTAGTGGTGGAACATTAACTATTGATGGAGAAGGAACTATTGATGTTCTTTTAGTTGGTGGAGGAGCAGGTGGTGGAACTCGTAATGCTGGTCCTGGTTCTGGAGGAACTGACGGAGGTTCTGGAGGAGGAGCAGGTGGTTGGGTTCAAGTAGCAGCAATGCCAATAACTACTGGAAGTTATCCTGTTAGTGTTGGTGGAGGAGGAACTGGTTATCAGTCTGGACAAAATCCTGGAACACCTGGTAGTAACTCAACTTTCAATGGTCTTGTAGCATACGGTGGAGGATACGGTGCCTCAGGTCCTGGTAATAGACCAGGTGGTCCTGGTGGATCTGGCGGAGGAGCAGGAGGAGGTGGAGGTTCACCTGGTCAAGGTGGTTCTGCACAACAACCTGGTGCACCTGGTCAGTCTGGTTCTAATGGACATGGAAATGCAGGTGGTCCTAATCCTAACCAAGCATGTTACTCTGGTTCTGGTGGAGGAGGTGCAAACAATAATGGCAGCACAGGTGGAAATGGTCGTCAAGCACCTGGTGGAAATGGAAGATCAAGCACATATTCTGGAAGTAATACAACCTACGCAGGTGGCGGAGGAGGTGGCGGTGGTCATCCAGGTTCCTGTCGTGGAGGAAACGGAGGTTCTGGTGGCGGTGGACATGGTGGTTCATCACCTCAACGTTCTGGTAATGGAAGGGGTGCAGCAGGTTCTTCTAACCGTGGTGGCGGTGGAGGAGGTGGTGCAGGTAACCCTTGGCCAAATGGGTCAGGTGGTAATGGTGGTAGTGGTATTGTTATTATTAGATACGAGACATCCTAACTCAGCAAAATATATCGCATCAATCTTAGATCGCTTCATAGTTTCAATAGCATCAACAGGAGTTTCAACAATACATTCACCCGCAAGGTTAAAAGATGTATTGAACAAAATAGGAACCCCTGTTTTTTCATGGAAACAATTAATTAGTTGATAGAAATGGAAGTTTTGATCTGCATTTACTGTCTGAACTCTACAAGTATTATCAACATGAGTAACACCAGGTATTTCATCTGACATGACATTTACCGCATACATCATGTAAGGACTCTGACTTAATCCTCTCATATCAAACCAACCGTCTGCATATTCTTCCATAACTGTTGCAGCAAATGGTCTAAACTCTTCACGTCTCTTTACTCTATTGATTATATTTTTTGCTTCTTTATTACGAGGGTCAAATAATATAGATCTATTTCCCAATGCTCTAGGTCCTGCTTCTGATCTACCTTGATAGATTGCAATTATTTTTCCGTCTGCAATCATATCTGCTACTTCAAAAGGTGTTGTAGGTCTAGTGCTTTCCATATACAACCTAGTAAAGTTATCTTGAACAGGTCCTAGATATAAATTTTTCAATGGACGTTTTGTCATGTCACCAGTTCTTCCATGGTGAATAAGTTTTGCTGCTCCAATAGACGTACCTGCATCACTTGATACAGGTTCAATGTATAAGTTTACATCACTAGGTAACACACTCAAATAGTAATAGTTTGCAACGCAGTTTAGAAAAAATCCCCCAGATAAACATACGTTCTTACACCCTGTTTGTTCAATCTGATACAATATATGTTGAGCAACATGCTCTTGTGTTTGTTTTTGTAGGGTGAAAGCAAAATCTGCTTTTGAATTAAAATCACCGAATATAAAATTTATTCCTGTATCATGCAAATCGTTACCAATATAAAATAATTCATTATCAATCAAGCAATCTTCATATATTGATATTGGTAATTCTTCCCCATAAGATGCCATACCCATAACTTTACCTGCATCTAGTTCATGAAAACCAAATGCCATTGAAGTCTTTTGAAATGCCATACCCTCACCAAGATTATTAGATATAAACGTTTTACCTATTCTATCTCTCGCTTCAAAAGGAACTGCAACATGTCTTTCTATAAGATTAAAATTCGCAGGATAAGACGCTGCAAAGGTTGATGATAGTTCCCTACCATAAGTGCCTGATTGAAACATATCCCCTGTTAGAGGTACGTCAGATCCCATTCCGTCTTTTACAATACATATTGCTTCATCAAATCCTGAGTTATAAAAAGCGTGTGCTGCATGTAATTCATGATGTGATAGTGATAGGTCATGAACCTTAGTGTCATACTTATTTTCTTTCGTCTTTACATACAAACTATATGGGTCGTCATCAATAAAACAGTCAGCAGGTGTTAACTTACCTACACCTGCAATACAAATGTTATCAAGGTTTTTCGTGTCAAGATCAGTCAAACATTGAAATGGAAAGGCATCATACTTTCTATTAGATAATCTTTCATTCTCAAGGTGGTAGACAATTTCGCCATTTTGTAGTAAAGTAGTAGAGGAATTATGAACTCTACTGATACCTAAATTTCTCATTGTTTAGATTCCCGATACATATATTATAACATGATTTTTAAATTATGGCATTTAACACAATGTGGTATGAGACACAAATTCCAGAGGAAATTGTAGGACTCATAGAAAGAGAGAGTAAACCATATGATGACATAGTAAATGTTGCAACTGTTAGAGAAGGAGAAGTATTAGAGACTAGAGACGCTCAAACATCTTGGATTCCTGCAGATAATTGGGTTGGAGGATTCTGTATGTCTTATGTATTAAAGTCAAACAGAGATAACTTTATGTATGACATAGAGGGTATTGATAGTAACGAAATTCAATACACAGTGTATGAAAAAGGTCAATACTATAACTGGCATCAAGATGCAGATCATACTACCTATAATGATGATGGTAAGTTAAGAAAACTGTCATTTATTTTACAACTGTCATCACCTGATGATTATCAAGGTGGTAATATTGAAATGAAAAACACTGATGAAGACATATATCTAGTTCCTAGACGTAGAGGTACGTTTATTGTTTTTGATAGTAGGACACCTCATAGAGTTACTGAAGTTACAGGTGGTAAACGAAAGACTCTAGTTGGTTGGGTAACAGGACCGAGGTGGAAATGATACACTATAAAGATTGGACAGTAATACAGTTAAAACATTTGGCGATTGCTCCTTTGTTAGTTGAAGAACCCCCTTTAGAGAGAGGAAAGTTTGGATATGATAGACATGGTAGAATGGAAAATTTATCAGAGGAGGGTCAAGTTCCAAATAGTCTTGCAAGATATAATCACCCTAAGTATAAAGAACTATATAAAGGTGTTCAATCAAAAATTGAAACTATCTTAGGGGAGAAGTTATATCCAACATATTATTTTGATAGATTTTATTTCAGAGGTCAAGAACTAAAAAGACATCATGATAGACCTGCATGTGAAATTAGTGTGTCAATGAATATCAGCACTAATTCAAATACACCTTGGCCAATATATTTTGAACTTCCTAACGGAGATGTTAAGGAGCTTTACACAAATCATGGTGATGGTGTATTATATAAAGGTATGGAGGTAGATCATTGGCGAGAACCATTAAAAGGTGATCCAAAAATTTACTATCACCAAATTTTCATGCACTATGTCAGAGCAGACGGATACCACGTTGAGTATGCTTATGACACCAAGTGCTAAATAACTAAAGCACAACCTAACGTTTTAAGAGTAATGGCACATTACGCTAAAATAAATGATGATAATGTAGTCGAGAGAGTAGAAGTTCTCGATGACTTTTATGAGTGGAGTGATACTGGTGAATTAGATGAAAATCGTGCAGTCGCCACTCTAAAAAAATTCTTTGGGGATAATACCACATGGAAGAAAACTTCCTACAATAATAATATTCGTGGTAAGTTTGCAGGTGTTGGAGACGTCTATGACCCAAGTCTAGATAAGTTTATAGCATCTAAACCTGCAGGTATGGAGTCATGGGTTTTAAATACAGAAACCCTACAATGGGAACCCCCAACACCAATGCCCCCCTCTGACGAAACTCGTACGTGGCAGTGGAACGAAACAACTAAAACATGGGACGAAGAATTACAATGAAGAAACAGTATGAATGGGTCTCTTTTGATGTAGCAATTAATTTATTAAGACCTCGTGCGAAATGGAAAATAGATCATGGTAAGTTACAGTGGTTAGACCCCAGACCTTGCCCGACTATGAAAGAAGTAGAAGATACTTTAAATAAAATCAAAGACTTTGAAGAAAGTATTGATTATGTTCTTTTACCAGAGCAAGAAAAATTCCCCGAAGACCCTGCACAAGACCCTCATGGTATTGCTGACAGATATGATAGAGACCTTAAAGGCGAAGAAGTCATTGGCGGTGGTAATGAGCAAGGAGCAGGGATAGGTGGTAAAAGTGGTGTCAATCCAGAATTATGATTTATGAGTGGAGATTACGAAACCCTAGCAAAAAACCAACCAGACATTTATTACACTAAATCTAGTTCAAACATGAAACAGATTTTTAGTAATCAATTTTATTATCAATTTAAGATGCCTGACTTTGATATTCTCAAAGAAAGGTTAGAAACGATTAAAAAATTTGATGATGGAGATTTTACATGGGGAGAGTTATGTAAGATAGAACGTGACTCATACAATGTAAATGACTTCTTTGATATTTTAGTCAAACCTGTTGGTATGTTATCGGGTCAACTTGGTGTGAAATTCAATGCTAAAATCTCACACCCTTGGTTAAACAGATATGATCGTGGTGGATTTCAAGAGATTCATTATCATGATGATTGTGACATTGCAGCTGTAGTATTCCTAAATGATGGTGAAGATTTTTCAAAATTTTATTTTTGGGATTCTAATCACACAGCGTTTACTAAACCTTGGATTAAGATACTCACTCAGATGAAGTTATCAAACATATATTATCCAGAGGTGAAAGCAGGTGATGTTTTGTTATTTCCCTCACACATGTTGCATGGTGTTTCCCCTCATAATTGTGATATAATTAGAGAAACATTCTCTTTTAATGTGGTAGTGACAAATGTCGAATGAAGTTTATTTAACTGATAACTTCCTGAGTGATGATATATGTGACTGGTTCATGTCATTTCATAGAGCTACGTTTCCTTTATATGGAATA